TCCTCCTTTTTGTCCTGTAGCACCTTGAATACCTTGAGTACCTTGAGTACCGGTAGCCCCTTGCGGACCTGTCGGTCCTGTAGGACCTGTTATACCTTGAATGCCTTGAGCACCAGTCGTACCTTGCGGGCCGGTAGGTCCTGTAGGACCTGTTATACCTTGAATGCCTTGAGCACCAGTCGTACCTTGCGGGCCGGTAGGTCCTGTAGGACCTGTTATACCTTGAATACCTTGAGCTCCTGTTGCGCCAGTAGCCCCTTGCGGACCTGTTGGTCCAGTAGGTCCAGTTATACCTTGTATTCCTTGAGCACCAGTAGTTCCTTGAGGTCCAGTAGGTCCTGTTGGGCCGGTTATACCCTGAATTCCTTGAGCGCCAGTAGTTCCTTGCGGACCTGTCGGTCCAGTAGGTCCAGTTATACCTTGTATTCCTTGAGCACCAGTAGTTCCTTGAGGTCCAGTTGGTCCAGTAACACCTTGAATACCTTGCGGTCCAGTTGGCCCAGTAACACCTTGAATACCTTGCGGTCCGGTTGGTCCGGTAGGTCCAGTTATACCCTGGATACCTTGAATACCCTGAGCACCGGTAGTACCTTGTGTACCCTGAGGACCGGTAGTACCTTGAATACCCTGTATACCTTGTATTCCTTGAATGCCTTGTGTACCTTGAGGTCCTGTTGTTCCTTGAGTTCCAGTTATACCTTGAATACCCTGTATACCTTGCGTACCTTGAGGTCCCGTTGGTCCAGTAGGGCCAGTTATACCTTGTATACCTTGAATTCCTTGTGCACCAGTAGTACCTTGTGTTCCTTGAATACCTTGTATGCCTTGAGTACCTTGAGGACCAGTTACGCCTTGAATGCCCTGCGTACCAGTTGTTCCTTGTGTTCCCTGTGTTCCTTGAGGTCCAGTAGTTCCTTGTATACCTTGAATACCTTGGATACCTTGTGTTCCTTGTGTTCCTTGAGGTCCAGTAGTTCCTTGTATACCTTGAATACCTTGGATACCTTGGATACCGGTATTGCCTTGGATACCTTGGGTTCCTTGTGTTCCTTGTGTTCCTTGGGTACCGGTATTACCTTGTATCCCTTGAGTACCTTGGGTTCCTTGCGTACCTTGCGGTCCTGTTGTACCTTGTATACCTTGAATTCCTTGAGTTCCTTGGGTGCCTTGTATACCCTGGATTCCTTGTGTTCCTTGAGTACCTTGTATGCCTTGTATACCTTGTGTACCAATTGTACCTTGAGTACCTTGCGTACCTTGTATTCCCTGTATGCCTTGAATACCCTGTATACCTTGCGTGCCTTGAATACCCTGTATACCTTGGGTACCTTGTACACCCTGTGTACCTTGCGGTCCTGTAATACCTTGGATACCTTGAGTTCCAGTTAAGCCTTGTACTCCTTGAATGCCTTGCGTACCTTGCGTACCTTGCGTTCCCTGTGTTCCTTGTGTTCCTTGAGTACCAGTATTACCTTGTATACCTTGAGCGCCAGTTGTGCCTTGTGTACCTTGTATTCCCTGAATGCCTTGGATGCCTTGAGTACCTTGAGTACCTTGGATGCCTTGAGTTCCTTGAGGACCGGTAGTTCCTTGTATGCCTTGTATACCTTGTGTACCGGTTGTACCTTGAATACCTTGAATTCCTTGTGTACCTTGAATGCCTTGTATTCCTTGAGTTCCTTGAGTTCCCTGTGTACCTTGCGTACCTTGTATTCCTTGTATACCTTGGATTCCTTGAGTTCCCTGGGTTCCTTGCGTACCAGTGTTACCTTGTATCCCTTGAATTCCTTGAGTACCTTGAGTACCTTGCGGTCCTGTTGTACCTTGAATTCCCTGAATACCTTGTATTCCTTGTGTACCCTGGGGGCCTTGTATACCCTGTGTACCTTGGGTACCCTGAATCCCTTGAATTCCTTGAATTCCTTGCGTACCTTGGATTCCTTGCGTACCTTGAGGGCCAGTAATACCCTGGATACCTTGGGTTCCAGTTATGCCTTGTACCCCCTGTATACCCTGTATTCCTTGCGTACCTTGTATGCCTTGGATACCCTGCGTTCCTTGAGTCCCTTGAGTCCCTTGCGTACCTTGTATTCCCTGTATACCTTGAATGCCTTGCGTACCTTGCGTGCCTTGAATACCCTGTGTACCTTGAATACCTTGAATACCTTGTATACCTTGTGGTCCTGTAATACCTTGAATACCTTGAGTACCGGTAGTTCCTTGCACTCCTTGAATGCCTTGGGTACCTTGTGTTCCCTGTGTTCCTTGTGTTCCTTGTATTCCTTGAGTACCTTGTACGCCTTGAATCCCCTGAGTGCCTTGAGAACCTTGTATACCTTGTATACCTTGAATACCTTGAATACCGGTTATACCCTGTACGCCTTGTATTCCTTGTGTACCTTGTATTCCTTGTGTACCTTGTGTACCGGTAGTTCCTTGCACTCCTTGAATACCTTGTGTGCCTTGTGTACCTTGTATTCCTTGAGTACCCTGTGTACCTTGTATTCCTTGTATTCCTTGTATTCCTTGAATACCTTGTGTTCCTTGACTACCTTGAGCACCAATTATGCCTTGTACCCCTTGAATTCCTTGAGTACCTTGCGTGCCTTGTGGACCGGTAATACCCTGTACGCCTTGAATTCCTTGGGTTCCGGTTAAGCCTTGAATTCCTTGAATACCCTGTGTTCCTTGTGTACCTTGAATACCTTGTATGCCCTGTAGTCCCTGGGTTCCGGTTGAGCCCTGAACGCCCTGAGTTCCTTGAGGACCGGTAGTTCCTTGTATGCCTTGTATACCTTGTATTCCTGTATTACCTTGTATTCCTTGGGTTCCTTGTATTCCTTGGGTTCCTTGTATTCCTTGAATGCCTTGGATTCCGTTATTACCTTGAATACCTTGAATTCCTTGAGTACCTTGTATGCCTTGCGTACCTTGGATACCTTGGGTTCCGTTATTACCTTGAATACCTTGAATACCTTGAATTCCTTGAGTACCTTGTATGCCTTGCGTACCTTGGATGCCTTGAGTACCGGTATTGCCTTGAATACCTTGAATTCCTTGTGTACCTTGGAGACTAAGATTAGTTCTATATTTAAAAGTTCCATCCGTATCAGTTACTACTACATTAGTTTCAGTTGAACCTAAAGGTATAGCCGGAACGGCAAGTGATCCGGAAATAGAGAGAGATCCTGTAACTTGTGAATTATTTAGGGCCTTTAGGCCGTTACGGACAATAAATTCATTCGCCATGTTTATCTCCCTTAGTTCACTTTCCCTAAGGTAGGGGTTTTATATATGCTAATATATTATATAAATAGTTAAAATCTTGTTTATAGCTAAATAAATCACTATAGAATCCAAGGAGATTGTTTTATAACAAAAGTAGGATTCAATTTATTTTCAAGCTTTTCTTTAAGGTCAGTCTTAAGGTTTTTTACACCCTCTTCTCCTAGCATGTATTCAACCCACTGCTGTATTATAGGTGATGTTAAGTCTTGAAAAGGAATAAAGCTTCCAGAAGGTGATATCGGAAGTATCTCTTGAAATCCACCTACTGATCCACTAACAGACCCTATAGTTGCTCTAAGTTCGTAAAAAACTTTAGTAACAACATCATTATGTTCAGTCGATGTAGGGCTAACAAAAAGTGGATTAAACTGCCAAGTAAAGGTAATATCTGAAAGATTCAAAGCCATTAATTTTTATTTAAATAAGTCTATAAGTTGTTTTTATATTCCAAGTATCTCCATTTATTGTTGCTCTTAATAAAGCATTAGCACCACTTAAAGCTACACTCATTGTAACAAGTGTAGTACTTCCAATGTCTGTTGTTGAATTATCAGTAAAGTTTACATTACTACCATCCCAGACAGACATCACTGTACCAGCTCGAGCATTACTTCCGCTTGAAGCTACATAATCAAAAAAACCAGCTCTAAATGAACCTGTGGATATATTGACAATTGTTGTTGTACCTACACCAGCTAAAGCTCCTTGAGCTGAATATAATGAAGATGAAATATTAAATACTGAAGCGGCAGAAGCTGAAGCAGCAGTTCCAAATAAAGAACCAGTGAATGATTCAGCTACAACATTTGTAGCTACTGTTAATGAGTTTAAAGAGGCATTTGAGCCACTTACGATGACTTTTTTCCAATTCGGCATAGTAATACAAATTTACACTGTGGTTAGATACATACACTTATGCCGTGTATATGCCTACTTCCTTTCGGCCTACAGTACTTTCCTTCATATAAATATCACAGAATCAGGGTAGCTTAACGTAATAGTCTTGAAGTTTTAGCACTAATTCAAATATCTTTTGAACCTGCTCTCCTTTGAAATGAGATTCTCTTATTAAATTTAACAAAGTCTCAACCTCAGGTTTATTAAGACTTAAGACAGGTAAAGGAGCCTTATGGAGCTCCTCTACACGTTTATTATTTACTACTACGTTATTTGCGTTAAAACCCATAACTACTCTTTTGAAAACTCTATTAAGAATATATCCAAATTGTTTCGTCATTACCTATAAATATATTACCTTTTGCAATGTACCTACCTGGTGCTGTTGTTGGATCTCCGCTTGAACCTAAAACCGCTGCTGCCATAAATGCATCAGGTGTATAAGTACTTTGATTGGCGGTAAATGAACCAGTTAATCCCCATCTTGTAGTTCCGCTATCGAATGCAAATAATTCGCCTACATTCTGTGTTCCTTGCTGTACTACGATACCCCCATCACCTGCTGCGTTTGATCCAGAAGCAAGAAGAATAAATCTATCTGCAACCTCAAGATTTGTTGTTTGTTGGAAGCTAGCAGTACCGAATACTGTTAAATTATTACTAACTACTAAATTGTTACCAATAGTAACGTTATTAGGTAACCCGATTGTTAGGGTTTGGGAGGCAGCTGATGTTTCTATTTCATTAGCTGTACCGGTAATTGTAAATACCTGAGTTAAAAGATCTACATTACCGCTTCCGGTTGAACCAGAGAAGTCTAATTCAGTTACAAGGCCGGTTAGTTGTGAACCGTCTCCTTTAAATGATCCGCTAAATGAACCAGTTAAGCTTGAATTTGCGCCTGTAAGTACTATCGATGTATTACCGGTTATTAAAGTACCGTTATCAAAGAGACTCGAATTGGTAAACTTATTATCTGTGTCATTCCACTTTGTAATAGCGTTTTGAGAAAGTTGAGCAGCACCGCTGACTTCTACTGTTACGTCAGTACTACCGTTGAAAGAAAAAGCATTAAGACCCCCGCCAGCTACTTGAGATAAAGTACCTTTTGTTCTACCTGCAATTGAAGCGCTTACGGCATGAGAGGCAGTAAGTATGCTATTCATACCTAGAGGGCCATCTACCCCGCTACTTAAAATATAAGAAGCAGTAGTTGCGGTAAATGAACCGGTACCTTGATAAGTGAATAAACCTGTAGTTGTATCATAAGAAACTATATTCGGCTTATTTGCATTAGTAAGTCCTAAAGCGTTTACCGAGCCGGTTACAGCTAAGTTACTACTAATACTTAAATTACTTAACTGAGCTACACTTCCCGATACTATTACTTTTTTCCAATTTGCCATTTTTCTGTCTTTTTATTTTAATAAATAGTTAATTTTAATCTAAACCTACATAAAGATTAGTTGATGTAAACCATATTCCTCCATTAGGTGCAGTGCCGGTAGGAATCGCTGATTGAGTCGCGAACTGTACAACACTTTCGCTTACTGTAAATACAGGCTGTTGTGTCTGTTTATTTCTAACATAAAAATAATTGCTATATATGTCTACAATAGTAGCTGACCCGGTTACGAAAAAAGTACTACCTGTGTAAATTAAATCAGATGACGCTGTAGCAGCATTAGTCGAACCGTCAGAAATAATTAATCTACCAGGTCCTGCGTTGTTGATTGTATTAAAACCCTCCCCAGATGCGCCTACTGGTATAAATGCAAATTGATCTCCTTCAGCGGGGTCGTTACCTGCTGAAGTTAACTGTGATACTCCATAACTTTCGTAACCAGATTCAGGGGGTGCTACGCTTGTAATTTGTAGTAGTTTAAAGGTACCTGCTTCTGCAAGGCTTACAAGTTTTATTACTGTACCTACTGTTAGATTATCTAAATAACCTGAAAAACTTACGTTTGGATCATACGCAAAATTGTCGAACGATGCAGCAGTAGGAGATGATGACCAGTATTGATTTAGTTTAAAAAATCCGTTACCAGGATCTACTCCTGTATTTAAACTTGATGTATATTTCCATATAGCTAATTGTCCCCCATTCTCTGCACTCAGGGAAAGACCGTTTACAAATAAAGCGCCGCTTATATTTGTACTTCCTGTTACATTTAAGCTACCACTTATAATAGCGCTTCCAGTAAAAGGGAAAGATGATACGTTAGCAACATACGATGCTGTAAGAGCATAAGAAGCAGATATAGCATTTGAGATTGAACCGCTAAAATAAGAAGCAGTTAAAGCATGTGATGCTGTAAGAGGAACAAGACTTGTTAAATTTACTAAAAAAGTTGAACCGTCTCCTTTAGTAAATGTAATAGAAGGATTAGAAAATGAAGCTGTTGTAATTAAAGACCCTGTAGCCGCTCCTTGTATAACCGATGCGGTAGCAGCATAAGAAGAGGTCCCAAATAATGAACCGGTTAATCCTGCAAAGAAATTAACAGTATTTAAAAAGTTTGCAGATCCACTTACTCCAAGACTACCTGAAATAAGGATTGTACTACCGCTTACTCCATTTAGAGCGTAAATAATTCTGAGAACCTGTTCGGACTTAATTAATTGACCGGGGGATATACCGGAAGTTGATATAGTATCTGCCACTCTATGAAATTTGATTATAAATAGTTCGTTCCGTAACAATAAGAAACCTACCTTACTGCACCTGTTCGGTTGTAAATACTATTTTACATATATTATAAGTTTTTCCTGAAAGCTGTGCTAAATAGGCATTTAGCGAATCCGGAATAAGGTAACCGTTGACAGTTAAATCAAATTCAGTTCTTACCAATCTATCTTCACCTTGATCATAGACTTGCGCGTCATTAAACGTCTCAATTTTTGCAAGAAACTGAAATGAATCGGGGTCACCCCAGTATGAATTAGAAGCAAAATTTACAGCTTCTATCAACTTATTCATTTGTTCAACATAGTTTGTCCACATTATTACTGTATAATTTACAGTAACATAGTCAGGCGTAACTACAACCGTATATTCTTTCTGCGGCTTTTGATTTTGCAAAACATTGAAGTTATCATATACGTTTCTTTTTGAGAAAGCCTTTTCGTATAGTTGAACATTTTTAGCAACATTACCGTCTATTTTATTTCCGAGCGTTCTATTCTGTACAACTGAAGATCTTTTAAAAACTAAAAGAGGGGACATTATTTTTGCTACATTATTACGATAGTATCCGTCTTTTTGTATTGATTTCCATTTTTCAGGTGAACCGTATATAACGGGAACAAGTACCGTAGAATTGTTTTGAAATACCGTAAGCTTAAGAACGTTTGCAAAATGGTACATTATTGATTGATCAATATCTTTTAATCCTATTGAGTATTTTTTGTCTCCTGTAGGTTCAAAAGCAGTTTCATATGCCCTATTAAATTCAGGTTGTCCTGGTTTGAAAGGTTCAGAAAAAACTATATTTGGATTGCCATACTGCGGATCAGCAGGTATGATAAGTTTATTCATAAACTCCCTTCTATTCTCTGGACGTACTATTTGTGGCATATTAGAGTCTCTGTTGTGTTATACCTAATCTTTCAGGTGATGTCATATGGGTGGTTAGAATGATAGAAAAACTAGTACCAAAGTTGTTTAATCCTTCAGAGTAAGAATAATTGGGATCTTTTCCAAGGAAAAGCTGATTTTCGTTAGTATTATCTACTTCGTAATATAATTCGTTATACATAATAATATCACCGGTCTCAGGCACTATATTAGCTAATTCTAGATCTGGCTTTAAAAATCTAAAATCTACTTCCCTTCTACTATCAGGTCCGAAATTATTATCGGTAATTGTTGAGAAGTCGCCCCTGACTATTAAACAGTTTAAAAGTACCGGGCCGATATATTGCTTAACGGATGATTCGCCATAGATATTCGGAGGGGATGAGGGTATTACTATCTTATAGTAGCCTATTTGCTGGGTTACTACGTTATTTACAAACTCGCCGGCTACGCCAAGTTGCATTGTTGCATCTCTTACTGAACCGAATAGTGCCATAGTTATCCGATATATACCATTAACGGTATACTATTTAAAGTATCGTTAAGAGAATTGTTTTCAGACTGTTTTCTTTCAAGCTGCTTCTGTCTTGACATGTCTTCGAAGTCAAGCCGTAATTTTTCACGTAAAGCTACTTGCATTTCTTTACCACGTGAGATTAAATCAGCAAAATTGAGTGTAGCTTCTGCCCCTGGAATAAGTACAGTTTGGTATTTTCCGCGTATCAAACCAAGCAATTCAGAAGTAAGTGCAGCTGTATATTCTTTGATCCATTGTTTGCCCGGTTGATTAATATAGGAGTATGTGATTAGACCGTATGGAGCTAATGCTGCATTTGCTACTAGACCTTTATTACTGCCGTATGGGCTATTTTCTGTCAAAGACATAAGGTCTGATTGGAATGCATATTGAATTGAAATACATGAACGGTATCCGCCATAATTACTGCCTAGAGGTACTGGAGTAATTCTTAAGTTAGTTCCAATAAGCTCAAACGACCATTCAGGAAGCCGTACGTCATTTGACATTTCTAATTCTTGAATTCTTTGAATATCCCAAAATACAGGATAATAAGTAGCAGCGTTGTTCCCTCCACCCATAGCTCCGTATCCGCCCCAACTACCAGGCCATGCACCCGATCCACCTAATTGAGGATAATAAGCACCATACCCGTATCCGTAAATCGCAGGCGGTGCTTGATACATTATTCTTTGAATTACTATTCTATCTCCCGGACTCATACTCTGTGATGCTACTGCCCAGTCGTATACGTTATAGTTTTGCTCTCCAGATATAAGTTCCAACGAACCACTTCTCCAACTTATAAATCCACCTACTCCTGCTACTTGACCGTAAGTTTCGGCTATATTAACCAGGTTGGTTAAGTTAGGCGAGACTACAATACTGTTTAATAGAGAGGAAGTCGGCTGTCCTTCAAGCGTTAGGTAATTGTCTTTTATCTTAAGTTGATATAATTCTTCGGCGTAGATTGAAACGGCTTCTTCAAAACAAGCGTAAATCGATCCGGACTGTAGTTCAACGTCGAGTACGGGATATCCTAGTTTCCATGCACAGTAGTTTGCTACTTTTGGTCCATCGGTTTGATAATCTGCGTCATTATCGTAAAATCCAAATGGGGTACTGCCTGAAATTGGCCCTGGATCGCCGTTATAAATTATTGGATTAGCCATTTTTTAATCTCTATGATCTAAATAAATTTTCAAAATATCTTCAACGATTGGATCGCGATGATTAGTTTTCAGAGTTACAACTGAAAAACCTATTACGTTGGTCAAGTTATTACATATAAATCCAAAACCTGATAATTTTTTATCTTTTAAATCAATCTGTGCAGTATCACCACATATAATCATTCTTGATCCTTCACATATTCTACCAAGAATTAGCTCCATCTGCCTGTGTGTAATATTTTGGCCTTCGTCTACTACTACACAGCAGTTTGTAAGATTCCTGCCTCTCATAAATGCTACCGGAATAACCTCTATTCTACCTTCAATAATTTCTCTATCTATCTTTTCCTTATTATAGAGCCTATACATATTATCGTATATAGCTGCTGTATAGGGAGCTAGCTTAGCGTCTTTATCTCCGGGCATAAAACCTAATTCTTCTCCAGCAGTTACGGCAGGTCTAGTTAGTATTACCTTTTCAACCTGTCCGGTAAAGAGTAGATCGAGTGCAGCTTGAGCAGCTACTATCGATTTTCCTGATCCTGCACTACCTTTTAGTACTGTTATCTTGTTTTCAAGAATAACTGATTTCGCAACTTTCTGTTCTTCATTAAGTGTAACCTGAAATTTAATTGGATTCTTAAGTTTTTTCTTTCTTGTAACTGTTGTTATCACCATGCATAGACCGTTTGATATAAATAGTAAGCAAAAGAAAATAAAAAACCCTCAAATGAGGGTTCTATATTATATATTTTCAAGGATTTATATTAGGGGTAAGGGTATTGATAAGAACCTGAGTAGAGAACGGCGATACCGGATGACTGTGAGACTTCAGTAATTGCGCCGAAAATACCGTTACCGGCTGTAAATGATGCACTAATCGGTCCTCCAGTTAGACTGCTGAATGATATTATTGCGGTAGTATTTGTTACTGGTAGATACCAAAATGCATCAGCTTTTGTATTTATTGATCCACTGACGATTGTACCACCGTTTAATCCGTATGGATCTCTGCTTAAATCTAACAGAGTAGGCGTTAATAATTTTAATATAAATAGTAGATATAAGTATAAAAAAAACCGGCCTTACAGGGCCGGTCTTTATTTTTTAAGCTAGTCTGAATTAGCTAGCTTGAGCTACGTTTAAGTTAGCAACGTATACCTTACCGTAGTATTCAGGACGAATCATCTTCTTAGCGTAGCGAGTCATAATACCTTTTCTTGGTGTAAAGGTATCTGGATCGTACACTAGAGGTGTCATAATTAACGGTACGTATGGAGCGTAAACGGCACCACACTCTAGGAATTGGTTACCACGGAACCCTAATAGAATAGTGTTCTCGGTCATATAAGGGTTCTTGTAAACCTTATAACGACTGTTTAACTGACCAATTTTCTGAACGCCGAATGCATATTTCATAGTATCTGCAGCACCATCAGTATCAGCTGCAAATCCAGGAATAGATTCAAGGATTGTAGCTACAGTTGGTGAACATACTAGGAAGTTAGCACCGCCACGTAAAGTCAGTTGGTGGATTTTATTAGATACAGCTTGAAGCTTAATACCTAAAGTTTGGAACCAAGACATCTGGTTATAGTAAGCACCAGCAGTATTGCTAGTGTAAGCAGTACCAGCTGCGTTAATTTGGTTACCAATCTGTGCAGACCAGTTTGCAACTGTCTGAGCATTCTCGATTAACATATCGAGGATCTCGAGATCGATCTCAAGAGAGATATACTCTGAAAGCATACCGGTTAACTCTGCTTCAGCATCAAGAGAATGATAAGCATTCAAATCTTGAGCGAATTCCGGAGTCCATTGTGCTTTCAACTTACGTGTCTTAGCTGAGATGGTCTCTGACTTCATCTGAACGTTAATCTCGGGTATAACGATCTGAGTTGAAGAAGCAGCGTTCGGATTAGAGAATGGTGTTGGTGTATCGCCAGGAGCATCTTCAAAATCACCGCGAGTTTGGAAATTGGTTTGCTTATTGTAGAATACAATAATTGAACCGGTTACAGCATCGATAGCTGCTGCATTTGATCCGCTTACATAGAATAAGATATCGCCACCGGATAAAGTAGTAAAATCATTAATCAAAGTAGAAGGGGATAGTATAGCAGAGCTAGCGCTCAATTCGAAAGCACGGATACCGTTAAGGTCAGGGGTGCTTAAAGAAGCAGTAGGAACTGCGATCTGAATCATCTTGCTATCTACAACAGACTGAGAGTAGTCATTGTTGAAGTTAACGTTAGCAAAAGTTGCGGCAGTTGTTACAACTGTACCTGCAGAAGCAGAAAACTGGTTGATAGAATATCCGTAACGGCCTTGACCATAAAGACCACCAGAGGCTAAGTTACCGAATCCGCTAGTAGCTGTTTGGTTTAGAGTACCATAAACAGATTGTCCCTTTACGAAAGGCTTAGGGATGTTGTTACCATACTGGAAATCTAAGTAGAATACTAGACCAGCAGGAAGGTTCATTGGCTGTACGCTAACGAACTCTTTAGATGCAATTTGTCCGAAGATCTTACGAACGAGAGGTAAAGCTACACCAGCCCACTGCTCACCATTACCAGGAGTAAAGGTTGCACCGTTGGTTACGCCACCACCAGTTGTAGAAGATTCAAGTACGAGTTGTTTTGCTTGGTTTTCAAGAATAACGGCCATATTAGTTCGGTCGTAATCTTTCAAACCCTCGAGTAGGCCGGACTTAGCCCACTTCTTAGCAAGTTTCTGACTAACCCCCATTTGATCGGTATATGGGTTAGCGCTTTCTAAAAGGGAATTAACTAGGTTTGACATTTTTTTAATGTTTAGTTTAGAGATTGTTATTTTTTTATTCCAGCAAGCTGTTGCCATCTTGATACAAAAGCATCGGCTTCAACAATCGGACGAGCTGGAGCGCTACCGATTGGTTTTGATGCAAAACCTACGGATTCTTTAAGTGAAGTTTTTTTAGCTTCTACACTAATTGACTCAAGTAAAGTTTTGTAAGTATTCTCAACCTCTTTGATTGTTGTTGTTCTGTCAAATGCGTTGATTACTTTCGTTTTTTGTGATTCAGAAAGATTTTTTGCCTTGAATATTTTATTTACATATAGAAGTTTTGCACTGAAAAGATTGATTTCATTAAGTTCGGTTTTAAGTGCTTTTATCGTTTTAACAGCTTCATTAAGCTCTTTCTTTATTTCTTCAACCTTGTAAGTGCTTTCGGCTTTAGGATCGATCTCACCACCCGGTCCTGTACCTTCATCTACTTTATCATTGTGGTGATGCTTTTTCTTAACTTCTTCCATTTTATGCTCTTCTTCTTCAAGTTCAGCTAGAATTTCATCAAGAGAGATTTCTTCTTCTCCTGCCTCCATTTCTCCGCCGCTTCCTAAATCTGTTGCAAGTTCAGTACCGCCATCTAGTGATGCTCCAGGAGCCATATCACCGCCCTGTAATTGCATGAATACATCACGAATGATGTCTTTCAATTCACCTACAGTAATATCAACTACTTCTTGCTCTTCACCGCCTCTAGCCGCTTCGATGTCTTTAGTAAGGTCCTCGCCGGCTTCTTCAGCCTCGTCGTCTTCTTCTTCTTTTTCATCATCAGCTTCGTGAAGTTTTCCATCGCCATGTGATACTCCGGCGCGTTCATTATAACCGGTTGCACCTCTGCCTGCTTTTCCAACGTAGCCGTCTTCGGGAACGTGTCCTTCATCGACTGTGTGATCTCCTTCTTCGATATTTTCTTCAGAAAGAGCATCTAGCTCGGCTAAGATTTCATCTAGTGTAGACTCTTCCATTTCAGTAGCATCATGTTTTTTATGATGCTTCATGGCTTCTTCCATTTCAGTAGCATCATGTTTTTTATGATGCTTCATGGCTTCTTCCATTTCAGTAGCATCATGTTTTTTATGATGCTTCATGGCTTCTTCCATTTCATTATCCTCTTCCATGGTGTCGTGCTCTTCTTTTGTGAGTTCTTTTGCCATGGTTTCCTTGATGAAAGGTTCAAAATGCTCAGCGAGAGTAGTTCTGGCGGCAGCCATTGCAGTCTCACGAACAGCCTTTGCGTCAAGGATTGCTTGCTTAAACAATTCTTGATTTTCCATCTTAAATTTGTTTCGGGGATTGCTAATTAGAGTGTAGCAATATAAGGGTGTATAGAATACGAGATGCCATATTAGGATGGCATACGTTCATAAATATCTCTGCCTGTACGGAAAACCTTGATTCTTAGTGAAAATTTTTTTATTCAGGTAAGCCGTAAGGGATTCCAAGTACTCCGTGTACGGCTTTTCTAAAGGCTTTTTGAGATTCTAATTGAATTGATTTCATAACTACTTCCTGAAGTGCTGGGTTATTAATCAATAGCGGAACTTTTCCGTTACCCGGAGTATGAAAAAAAGCGGTTAATTCGATTTTCATCATTCCGTTATCGTCAATATCTAACTTCACCGATGGTAGATCGTCTAAAGGGTTAGGGTCTTCTAAAAAATTATGCTCGTGCTCAACAACCCCTGCAAGCTCTTGCAGTCTTTTTACTTCGGTAAGTTGTTGTTTCATGATCGTTATTTTATACAGCAAACACCTGATTGAGTGCAAATAATGTCAGAAATTAATTATTTAGGATTTCTTATTTTTTAATAATAAGTCTTACTACGGCTATCAACTATTTTATCTACGTCGTAGTGTAATTCAGCTTTAATTTGTTCAATTTCTTCTCCATCCTTTATTTTACTATCTATCCAAGGACCAATAGCTTCTTCTAGCATATCCATAAAATACCCGCCTCGATCGTAGTCTGGTTCGAATGCTTCGTTTGATTGTGATTGATTAATCAATCCAGCTATATGCTGCATTTTCCTAATTTCGTTAAGATGTTGTTTCATAGTTGTTTTATTTTATACAGCAAACACCGCTTTGGGTGCAAATAATATCTGAAATTAGTCTATTAATACTGTTTTTCCTACCCTCACCGCCGTTTGGATCATAAGATTCATTTAATCCTTCCAACGGTTTTACATAAGCACCATATGTTGAAGGTGTAGAAACGAAATCCCAGCAAATCAATTCTAAGTCATCTTCTACTTGAACGAGACCTTCACCTATTGGTGAAACCGACCCCATTGCACGTGAAGAGACACCGACTGTAATATTGTTCATAAATAATTCACGTAGTATATTACCTGAAGGTGTATCTAAAACTTCAAACTCACCCATGAGATTCTTACCATCCCACCAGAGTCTAGTAATATTATGACAAACATTCTTAAGGTTAATAACAGAAGATTCTGGGTGATCAAGCTCCCCAAGCGCCCTTCTTTCAGCAATGGGTCCGTCGATATAGAGTTTTACTTGCTTAGCTAAAGTATCAAAGTCGTAGATACGCTTGTTAGCATTAGGTCTATCGGCAGCCTGTACGAGACCGGCTACAATAAGTGGGGCTTTAGGATTCATTCTAGCCTCGTGTAGTTGCCTAGGTAAGGGTGTGAATGGTAGATATTCTATTAAGACTTGCTTACTCATGAGCTGATTGTTGTAACGATGGGATTAATACCGCCTTTAGATTGATTCTTTATACTATTAGCTAAACTTTTGCCTTTTCCTGTAGCAGTTGCGCCTAAAAAGGTTCCGTCAGCCGCTTTTACCAGATCGCCGGCTTCTTTAGTCAACGCTTTAATAAGTTTTTCTTTCAGATCTTTAATTTTATCCTCTTTCCTAATAACGGTAGCACGTAAGCTAGCCTCTTCTTCTTCATCGCCTGCTGCTTGCTGCCCTACAGGATCTTCATTGAGCTTTTCTTCGTTATTGCTCCATGGAACCATTGTACGAGGTTTCATTTCGCTAGAAGGAAGCTCTGTAGTAGTCTTTTCAGGCTTAACTTTTGTAAGTACGTTTTTTTGTAAATCTTCTTTATGGCCATCTTGCCATTCTACTGTAGCAGTATGACCATCAAAATCAACTACTTTACCGGGGGTACCGTTACCTTTTTTTTTATAAACCTCGTTACCCTTATGAATCTCTTCGTGATGAGGATTTCGGGTAGTCATTTCATCAAGAATATGTTCTTTGAGAGCCATTACTTTTTCCTTACCGGGAGTTGCAAATGCTTCAAGTTTTCCTTTCGGAGTTTGAGTCATTACAGGTACCTTAGCAGTCTTAGACTTTCTTTTTTCTTTGTTTTCGAGAGTATCTTGTGTGTTGGCTTTAGCATCCTTCTCAACAACCTTCATCTCATTAGGCTTATCAACGAGGTTGTTCTTCTTAACGTCTTTCATTTCAAGATCCTTATCCATTTCTTTTACGGCTTTAAAATTTGCAAGCTGTAATTCTTTATACGCATCAGGATCTTTTAAAATATTATCAACGACTTTCTTTCTAGCCTTAACGTAATTTTCATCAGTAATTTCTGGCATTCTAGCAAGTTCATATTGAATACCGTGGTAGACTTGGTAGTAATTCAAGTGATCTATACCTCTAGAAGTTTCAGCTTCTGCGTTTGGATTATGTCCGTAAACGCCTTCAGGCTTTTTAGCTTCGTTTAAGATACGCTTTCCTTTTAGGATTCTTACGGAATCGTCAAAAGAGGTAGTAGGTGAGATATGTTGTGGAAACTGCATACGTACATTACGCATGAAGTTGCTCTTAGACATCTTACCCTCTAACAGGTCTTGGTATTGAGCTTGAATATTTTTCATAATAATAAATAGTTATGACTCAGTATAAGTAATCCATAAGCAAATCGTATACTAGATCAGAATCACCGTTTAACTCATCTATTTCTTCCTCAGTCATTGGTCTGCCGTCTATATCCGCGCTAACAACATATGCATCAACGTAATCAGGGTAGTCGTTATGATCTATTCCGTCAAAAGTAACGTTTGTGATCTTACCTGTATGTAGATCGCTTTTCTTGATAAATTCTGGTGTATCAGATAGATCAAGCTCTTCTTTTAACAGTCCGGCAATTTTTTTCAGCCGGTTGATTTCACCAAGAAATTTTTTAGTACTCATAATGCTTAAGGTTTTCTTCCTTGCCCGCGATATTTTTTAGGCCGCGGACTGTGTTTGTTAAAACTTTTCTGAGCAGAACCTGCTTTTCTTTTGCCAAAACTGATCTTTCTTAATTCACTACCGCCTTTTCCTTTTGCCATATACCTTATTTTAAATCTCTAGTTTTTGTATACACTTCTACTACTTTTGAATTGATTTTCTCAAAGATCTTTTTAGTGTTATGCTTATATTCAAGAGCGTTTTCACCTTCAGTTAATTCATTTCTCATTTGCTGAGCGAATTCTACAAGCCTGGATACTTCTTCTAATTTCTTATGAATGATTTTTACCGCCTCGTGCATCTGCTGATCCTTAGGACGAATGGCAGTTTGCTTTTTAAACTGTGAATATGCACGAGATTCGTTTATGTACTCTCTTAGAGCCTCACCGTATCCTGCAGTACAAGTCTCTAAATCCTGTGGTTTAACAATTAGACCTTGTTGGTGACAGCCTTTCATATAATCTACATAATCGTTTCCGTATCCGTAATGCTTTGCTAGCTTTAATACAAACTCTTTTACTTCATCCCAGGCAGGAGTCTGACCTTCTTTCCAAAGCATCTTAACCTGTACGCCCTTTATCTTTTTTCCGGCCTCTTGAGCACTTGGTGCCTTAGTAAAACCAACGCTACTATATGCACTTAGGTTTTTAGCACCCTGTGAAGTAGTCCTAGCAGGTGATCCGGCAAGACGCGGTGCATCTTCTTTGATCTTTTTCTTTCGCGTACCGGCAAAGTATTGTTCTCCTTCAGGTCCGCCGCTGACTGTTGCTCCGTTAGTTACTCCACCGCCTGTTGTACTACCCCCACCTCCTGCAGGTGCTGCTGCTCCTCCATCTTCATCTAGCTTAAATCCCTTGATAATCTCTCTAACCATTGCTACTGCTTCGATTCGAGTTAAACCAAAAGACATAGCTTTTTCGATCATCGCCTCAATAAACTTCTCATCGAAAGGTAGATCTTCGTCAGGCAGATCTTTTAAATCTTCTAATAAGAATTGCGTAGCAAATTGATTATTCATTATTTGATGGCTTTGAGCTCACTGATCAATTCATAGTACTGCATTAAGCCGATCAAAACCTCGTCCTTGATTGAATCATTTGGACCAAGGGGCTTAATAAAATTTAAAACTTCATTCAGTTTTATTTTAAGAACCTTATCTCCGACGTTAGACTTTAAGCCTACGAGCTCGGTTTTGACTTCGAGTAGTTTAATATTGAGATAGGTTCTTAGTCTCTTAGTATCAGAGACGTTATTAATATATTCTTTGAGTAAATCTTTTTGTTCTAGAGAAAGACTAGCGTATTTTTCATTAAACTTCTCAACTAGTATCTTATAGGCAAGGATTCTAATTTCTTTATCCTCTCTCATAAACGCTTCAACTACCTTAGAAGCTACTTTTCTCTCAGTTAAAGACTCTTTAGTAATGTACTCAAGGAGAGTAAGCTTATTTGTTACAAGCTGCTTAGTATCTGAGAACTTTTTGGTAAGTTGATTTTCAATAAGAGTATATACTGAAGCATAAATCTTATAATTATTTATTTTGGCTTTAAAAAAATCATCTAAATCGTAATGTTTCTTTACTTCTTTAATGAGATTATACTTTTCTTTATCTAATTTAACTCTATCAAGCTTTTTTGCTTGCTCAACTATAGTATTAATTAGTATTTCAGCTTTAGATTCAGAAAGTTTTGGTGCACTAGCAACAGAATTATAAAGGTTATACTCTTTACCTAACTCTGTGCCTGTGAAGTATTTCTTAAAAATCTTAACAGCTTTTGGATCTTTATTAGACATTAAATCTGAAGTAGATTGACGTACTAAAAGCTCAAATAAAATCCCTGTATTTTTGTATTTGCTATGTTTAATCATCGCTAGTTAGCTTACTAATAAATATCGACGTATCAGATTAAATCTGAATCAGGTCTAATACGTGATTCATCAAGCAATTCGCTTTTTTTATCATTTTCATATATGTTAACTCTCTTGTTCTTCTTAAAAGATTCAAATGCAGCTTTATTGGTTAGATAAGTAGCTACGGTTGTATTTTTACCCTCTCTAAGTGAAAGAGGGCTTCCGCCTGTAAATTTAGCTTTTAATCCATCTTCGCCGGAGATCGATTTAGATTTGAGATCGTATACCCCCATTCTGTCTCTGCCTAGTGGATCTTCTGAAGTATTTATAAGAGATACTTTATTTGCAGGGCGTCCGGGTAATTTAACAGGTTCGCTAGGGTTAGTTTCATCATAACCTTGCGGGACGTTCTGACCTGAAAGCGGTGCAGTACCGTATCCGCCATACATTGAAGCGATTTGATGTGGTGTACCGTAAGCCTGGCCGCTTTCAGCAGGATCATTGCCTTCTTCTTGAATCTGCTTAATACGGAACATTCTTTTTTTATCTTCTACTATTAAATCACGATATTCATCAAACTCCTCTTCAGAGAAGTGAAATAATTTGTCGTATATCCAGTCAGTAGGTAAAAAACTAGTCTCCATCATTTGACTGGCTAGATCCATTTTTTCTTTCATCAAGGCAATTCTTTCTTGCTCGTAGATAATTGAAGGAGTAGTAAGACTTAATTCAAAATTAGTCAGCGACTCATCGTCGTATCCATGTGCGTAAAGATGTACTAATGCTATCTTTGTCAATTCTGAAAGAACAATACGCTGGATTCTTTCAATAGTACGTGCAAAGCGAATATCTTCAGCAGCCAATGTTGCTTTACCTGTTAAATCTTTTTCATATCCAAGGAATGCTTTAGGTATTTTAAGAGCTGCAAATAATTTGTTAAGTAAGTAATTAATATCTTCAATACCGTTATACTCCAGAGGTGGTGCATTATCAATACGTGTAGAGGAGTCGTTACCGCGTACAGGTATAAAGAAATCTTCGAGCATGTTTTGAACGTTATAGTTCAAATTATACTGTCCTGTTTTTTGATCAACAAGAGGAGTTTTTTTCATCTTATTAATCATACGCTGCATATAATTTTCAACCTCGTTTGGAGGTATAGCTCCAACATTTACGTAAAAAATACGGCGTTGAGGAGCACGAGTAAGACGATGAATCATCATCGCATCTTCCATTAAAATATATTGTTTATATAATCTACGTCCTGGCTCTAGGTAAGAGCGACCGTAAGGTAGATAGTTTACATCACCAATCAATCTAAGGTGAGCCATTTCGTAATTATAAAACGTTATACCTAAATCAGTATTCTGATATGATGTAGAATATCCTGCAGTAGCTCCTAATGCAGCAGTAGGGTCATATTTAAAAATTACTTCAGAAGGATTAGAAGGATTTGTACCTTCAAGACGTACAATATTATAAGCGGAAAATGGAATTACATTATAAACTCCGTACTTTTCGGCAACTTCTAACTTTAGAAAAAAATCACCATACTTACACATATTTCTAATCCAGAACCATAGATTAAACTCAATGTTTAGTATATCATAGAAAAGGCTATAGAGTATCTTTTGAATGTTTTCATCTGATGAACGTATTTGAATTACATCTCCTTGAGAGTTTTTAAGAGTACACTCGTCAGAGATAATATCTAAAGCTGAGGCAATAATAGGATCAGTATCCATTGCTTCATAATCGGCGTAAATCTGTACCCTGGCGCTTTGATAATTCTGCGAAAGGTTTAAGTTTACACCGTAAGAGGTAGAGGTAGTATAGATACGATTGAATCGATCTACTAATGCATTAGTTTGAAGTACGCCATCGACCTGGATCTGATCGATATCGACTGTCTTGAGAGTACCGCCGTCGTTTCTGATGATAACATCAGTGGAAAACAAGCGTTTAAGTGTTGAAAAAAGGTTCCTTTGTGGTTGTTGATCTGCCATATCTAATAAATATCTTTATCTTATAAGCCACCCGATATCTTCTTGTTGACCGTTGACGGTCATTTGCCATGGATTCTGTTGTTTTGAACCGTTATTTTGAGTATAAATTTGAAAGCCTGATTGAGTTCTTGTATAGCTGTTAAGACTTGCATAGGCCAGATCCATAGCTGTTTGACGGAAACGTATTGCTGTATCACGAAGAAATAAGCCTATACCGAAAGACATTACCAAGTCATCGTTATAACCTTGCAAGGCCTGCGCTTTACCGTTTTTCCAAATAAATACTCGCCATTCATCAAGCAGTCTCTGGGATCTTATAACTATACTTTTTTCTTCGACAAAGGATCTTGCTTTTTCAAGTACAAGAGGTCTAGTTCTTTGATTCATACTGAAACCAGGTACCATTCCGTCACCTCTATCAAATTTCTCAACATAGAGTTCAATTTGTGTACCTATTATTTCTGATTTCGGCGCATGATAAAGATTAGGATATCCCATTTCATCAATAGTAGTTACAACGTCCCATCCAATATTAGCATTTTCTACTACAAGCATTGCATTATTCCATTCGATAGCAACAGAAACTAACTTACGAGCAAAGTCTTTAGTACTTAACTGGTCTTTAAATTCAGCTACCTGGGTCATAGTATCAGTTTCTATAACATGAAATGCTGAATAGTCTAATCCATCACCACGTGCTACGTCAGCTACTACCATGTAAGTAGCCATCGAATTAGGATAATCCCATAGCCAGTACGATTGGTTCATGTCTCGCCTTTCAAGTGGCTCCCTTACCGTATTTAATTGATACCAGTTTAAAGTTTCAGGTTCAAGGAATGTATTACCCGAGGTTGTAAAGTCACAATCGCACTCTTGAGCTGCATTTCTTTTACCGAGAGTTGCTTCTTGTTCATCGCGCCATTCTTGATTTCTTTCCGGGTGTACGGTCCATGGGAGAGCGATGGGTGTAAATTTATTTTCGCCGTTTTGTGCACGAGAAAACTCTTTATGAAACCAGTTACCAACACCGTTTGGCGTAGATAGTGCTAAACACCGGCCACCGGTAGCAAGTGTCTGTTGTGCTGCTGTAAAAATGTCTTCAATTCTATCTATAAATGCTGCTTCATCGATTATAAGTAATGATACTGCTTCAGAACGTGCGCTATCTGTAGCAGCTGAAACGGCTTTAATTTGAGATCCGTTTTTTAAACGCAAACTCAAACGGTTATGTTCAAGCACCGGCATTTGCATCCAGGTAGGAAGATTATCGTAAGCAAATCTTACTTTTGTAACCATGTTTTTTGCTGTAGCTTGCGTAGTTGCTAAAACAAGAACGTTTTTATCTTGCTCAAATAACATCATCCATAATGAAAAAGCAGAGGTTAGAGTTGAAATACCTAACTGTCTGGACTTGTTAATGATTGTATAATCATGTCTTTGAAATAATCTCAGTACTTTTTCTTGGAAAGGATAAAGGTTAAAAATCATTCTACCCCTAGTAGGATGCTGAATAGTATAATACTTCTTCATGAAGTATACAGGATCTTGCTTACATCTTATAAGTTCCTGTCTTATAGCATCGCTAATTGCTGCTCGTTGACTCATATGTACTTTTAGATATCGTCTTCGTCACTATCACCAATAACCGGATCTAATTGTCTCTCGATATCAAATCTCAATTTTTTAATTTGGTTAGGTATATTACCAATAGCAGCTTTATATTGATCTAATTTTAACTGTCCGCTCTTATATTGCATTATTAGTTTATCTTTTATATCTTCTAGAGATTTTAACTTAAGTTCTTTTTTATGTAAGCTACTAGTAGCTCTATCGATTTTATTAGCATCAGTTGCAGACGGACCATCATCTACATCTTTTCTAGTACTGTCAAGAGGGTCTCTTTGTGGCCAAGGTATTTCAGAGCCTGTAAAACTACTTACTTTTTCCTGCCTGTAAGGATGATTGCTATCTGGATCAAACATTTCTTCATCTCCTTCTTCAGCACCCATAGCTACTTTTTCGGCATCAGTCTTAGTCTCGGCATCTTCGTTAAGACGAGATCTTTTAGTTAATTTATTCTTTACCAAGAATTTTTGTATATTAAATACCATGGTAACGTTTATTAATAAATAGATTATAACTGTGAATCAAAAGATATATCTGCAGGTGTTATAGTCTTCTTTTTTGTAAGCTTTTCTTTCCATTCAGCTTTAGAATATTTAATGCCGTACAGGTAATACTCGGGAGCTTTATTATCAGTATCAGGAAAAACTAATGCAGGACCATCGACGGAATGCATTTTATTAGCTTGGCCTTCAGATTCAAGATAGCTTATAGTTTTACCACAAACTGTATTTATTGTCCTAGTAATAATTCGTGTTTTCATATATGATTTTCTTATAGTATAAGAAACAAGTTTTAAACTAACAACAAAAAACCCGGCTTTTTTAACCGGGCTTTATATTAAGCTTCTGTTTCTTCAGCTTCAGCTTCAGCTGGGGGTGTTTCTTCTTCTTCTACTTTAGGTTCACCAGCTACCTGTTCTTCTCCTTCAGGACCCTTAGTCTCAATAGGATTACCAACGGCTAAAATACGTGCAATTGCATTCGTGGCCCTTTCTCTTTCACCAATTGTCTGTAGGTAAAACTTCTTTCCTGCTACTGTAGCCTCGTAGACCTTACCCAGGAATGTAAGCATAAAGCTCTGTCCATTATGAAGAACAATTTTGAATGTAGTAGGTTTTGGTGCTATAATATAAATGCCTGTAATGTAGTCCTTATAGGCAGAGGACATTAGCATTTCTAAGGTCTTACGAAGTGTGGGATACTTCTGTAAAATAAAGTCAATAGGATTATCTTCAAAAGATTGAACTTTTGGTTCCATCCTCTCTACTTCGTTAAGTATTAATCTTCTTATAATTTCTCTATTTGTCATATTATTATTGAAATATAACGAATTCGTAGGCATCGCTTACTCCCATTGATAATTTAGCTTCCATACCTTCAAGTCCATATTCTTGAGCAGGATATGCAACTGCAGTCTCGTAGTCAAAGTGGACACCTTCTTCTTGTTGAGTATCTTTTATTTTTTGTAGCTTATTTACTAATTCTGTAGGATTAGCTCTGCGAGGCTCGTCAGCATAGTGGCCTGACGTTTCAACAACGACTACAGGCGTGTTCATATCAATACCGGCTTTTTGAAAAGCCTCTTGTACTGATTCAGGATCTGTTTCAAAATACTCTTTCAAAATACCTGCAATCTTTTGCAGTTGACGTACTTCGTTTAGTTGTGTTTTCTTTTTCATTTTTTTTATTCAGTCTATATTGCTATAAAGATCATCCCGGTAGGAATCGAATACATCACCCATTGTATTTTCAATAAAACTATCAATAGTCATTCTACCGGTAGTCAAATCAGCAAGAACGTTAAGTACTGTTTCCGGCTGTACTTCTATCATCGTCTCCCAATACTTTCTTACATGTTCTTCGGAAGGCTTCTGATAGTCTTCTTTCAAAATACCAGCAATCTTCTGCAGTTGACGTACTTCGTTGATTAAATTTTTTTTCATTGTTTTTTTTAAGATAGTAAATGATGAAACTCTTTAAAATGTTTTATACGATCATCAAGGCCAATGGTACCTCCGTTAACAAGTTTGGTTGCTTTAGTTACTACTGCATCAGTTGCACCTTGATCGGCTACAGCATTTAGCTTACGGCTATTCCAATACCAGGCTGCAGATAATAACGGATACTTTGTTGCAACTAGATCAGGATTAGCTAAAATATCAACACCGATTGCTTTACCAAATGCTGTATAGTTATCTTTACCAGTCAATTGAATGTATCCGCGTCCACGAAATTTATATCCGTCTCCGCTTGCTTTATCTCCATTTCCCATTCTACTAGCGTATACTAAGTTGGCGATTTTTTCTGGTTTGCGTTCATAGAGGAGAGCGGTAGCGTCATCGGTAAAATATTTTTTAAATATAGAACGTAAGCCTTTAGCTCTATAGTTTAAATTTTCCTTTACTACTTTAAAACCACCGGATTCATGGCCGCATTGAGAAAGAAAATGTGCAAGACGCAAAGGAGTGTTAATAGCAAATTTTTCTCCTACTTCAGGAATTTGGGCTATTACAGTGTCGGGAACGTGTCCTTTTAGTTTATCGAGGTTCATATTTTATTTAAATACTGGATGATT